AAGAAGCGGAAGTTTTAAGTAAAAACGGTAATTTATATACGCCTCTTGGTGGAATTGGCCATACTCACCCCGCTGTTATGGTGTCAAATCGTTTTATTGATATTCAACGTGGAATCGATTGGCTAGAAGCGCGAATTGGTGAAGCGATCACAAATCGTTTATTGAATGAACCTAAAATTCCATATACCGATGCGGGCGTTTCAATCTTCCAAGGTGATATTTCAAGCGTGTTAGATCTTGCGCTTACAAATAATGTTTTAGGGCCACTTCTCGATGATTCGGGTGATCTTTATCGTATCAATATTCCGAAAGTGGCAGATCAATTAACGGCGGATCGAACAGCGCGATATTTCCCCGGCATAACAGTCGAGGCACAATTAGCGGGTGCGGTTCAAACTTTAGAAATCACAGTAAACGCGCAGGTATAAAACTATGACACAGCAAGTTGACACTTATGCACCAAAGGACATAATTTTAATCGTAGCGGGTAAGATCATTACAGGTTTTACTGATGATATGATTTCAGTAAGTTATGAAGTTAACCAGGTTGAAGATGAAGCGGGGGCAGATGGTGAGGTGGTTCGCCGTATCTTGCACGATACACGCGGCACATTAACAGCAACATTACAACAAACCAGCAAGTCGAATTTAATCTTATCCGGGTTAGCAAATGTTGATCGCTTATCAGGTGATGGTGTTTTTCCTGTTGTATTAAGAAATAATCGTGGTGCTGATTTAGTCATTGGTGGTAGTGCCTGGATTCAAAAGCAATCAGATATGAATTTTAGAGGTGGCATTGAAGGTCGTCCCTGGGCTATTCGCATAGCACACATGCAAATGATTGTTGGTGGTGCTTCATAAGATGCTTGATCAAAAACAAATCACTATTGACGGAAAATCCTATACGATCCAACAGTTTCCGACCACAATCGGTTTAGAAATTGGAATTTCACTTGTTAAAATTATCGCGGGCGCGGCTGAAGGTTTTGGTGATGTTCCACCTGCAGGTAGCTTTCTCGATATTTGGGTGAATCCTGGAAAGATCGCCAGCGGATTAATGAGCAAGATTGATATTGTAGGTACACCTCAATTAATAAAGCGAATGATTAAAGAATCGATCGTATCACCTGAATTTAACGATGAATGGTATGAAGCTGAATTTTCTGGAGAATATGATAATTTAATTTCCTTTATTGAAGAAGTTATAAGCGTAAATAAATATATGGAAATGGTAAAAAAAAGAATTCCAGAATTGATGAGCTTTATGGAATTGACCTCCTCAGATACGAACATGACGGATTAGGACTGCATTATTTATTTATTCGACCATTAAAATATAATTTTGCCACATTGTTAGAAATGCAAAAACATCTTTCAATATGGGACTTGATCGCGCTTAATATAACGATTGATCAAATGGAGAAAGAATAAAATGCCAGTTTTACGAGAAGTAGTTACCCGTTTTAAATTTGAAACCGACGAGCAAGCAGCCCGTAAGGTTGATCAGCGCGTCAATAAAATGAAACGCGGTATAAGCGGTATTGGCAAAGTTCTTGGAGTAACTTTAGGCCTTGCCGGTGCAAAAGCACTTTTTAGTTTCGGTCAAGGCGCGACACGCGCAGAATTCACCCTTAAAAATTTAGCGGGTATCGAATTCACACCATTAAGACAAAGTATGAGCAGAATAAGAGATGATCTTGATCTTATTCGTAAAGGTGCGGGTGCAATTTTTCGTGAACGTGATTTCGATATAGCAGCGGCAGGTTTTGTTCGCACGTTTGGAACTGGTCGCCGTGAGTTAGAATTATTCGATCAAATCTTCCGATCAGCCGCTAAACAATCAGCCGTTACAGGTCAAAATGTTGCCGAGTTAGTGCAACAACTCACACAAGCAATAACTTCAGGCGATTTTTCAGCTTTAATGGAATTGCCAGGCATTGATCAAGCCTTTGTTAAACGTCTTGAAGATATAAACGAATTATTTAATTTAGGTGAAATAGGTGGGCAATCAGCGATTCGTCGTAGAAGCACAGAATTAGCCAAAGCATTAGAAATGGTTGCTGATCGCCAAGATAAATCATTGAGAAATGTTCCTAATCAATTATTACTTGCTGATCAAGCTGGTAAAAAAATGCAAGATAGTACAGAAAGACTAGCTGAAAGTTTAAATAGAACTTTGATCCCGGTAATGGAAAAACTGAATGTTGTTTTAGATAAATTTGTAACAACAACAGAATCGATCGAGAAAAAAGGATTTTTTGGTACATTGCAAGAATCAATAAGATCTTTAGGTGCAGAACAAAAAAGAGAACGATTAAAGCGCATTGAAGATCTCAGAAAAGGAACAACCACCACTGGGCAACATCGTGATATTAGAGCAGCTCAACAACTAGGACCGTTGCCCGGGGGTGAAAAATCGGTTGTATTTAACAGCACTATAAATGTGAATGGCGCGGGCGATCCTGCAGCAGTAGCAAAAGAAGTGGAAAGAATTCAAAATAAAACTTTCAATGATGCGCTTCAAAGCGTGGTACCAACCGAGGATCGTTAAGCATGCCTACAAATTTAACAGGATTCGCCACTATCATTGTCGCAAGTATTGGAACAGTGGAGATCGATGCTGTATTAAATGAAGTTCACCAATTCGATGCAGATATTACAGAAAATCCGGTAGAGGATGGAACGATTTATAGTGATAATGTGGTGCTTCAGCCTATACGTGTAGAAATGACCTGCCGGGTAACTGATGCTTCGTCCTCATTGCTTAAATTAAGATCAGCAGGAACAGCCGACGATGCTTACAAGGCGTTGGTTAAATTACAGCGATCAAGGGAAACTTTCGATGTAATAACAGGTATAAACGTCTATACAAATATGATGCTTCAATCGGTTAGTTTTCCGCGTGAGTCTTCAGATGGCCGATCAATTCGATTCAATGCAGTATTAAAAGAAATTCTAATTGTGGGTGATGAAGCAGAAACAAATCGTGATCGCATTGCAAGTGATGTTCAACATACGGCTTTACCTATTAGCGCAAAAGGCGTGGTTTCTAAGGTGCCATTATGAGTGATTTTATTATACCGGTATCAGAAACAACCGATTCATTTATTGAGCAAGTCGATCTCGATGGTCGAATTTACGATCTACAGTTTCATTGGAATGAAAGGGACAATCATTGGTTTATGGATATTGGACGTGACGGTGTTTTTTTGATTAAAGGAGTAAAGTTGGTAAATTCTCCTGATTTAATAAGCGAGTTTGGAAGAATAGAAGATTTACCAGAAGGTATTTTATCAGTTGAAGATCTCGATGGGTTTTATTCTGATCCAGATGATACGAATTTTGGTGATCGTGTTCAGCTTCGTTATACAGAGGCAATCAATGTTTAGAAGAACTGCACAAGTAAGTTTTGACGGTGTAACTATTCAGCCCATTACCGATCTCAGAGTTATTTTTGAAATCGACAAAGATGATGGTGAGCAACTTAATAGAGGAACAATTAAGATCTATAATCTTAATTCTGATTCGCGCGCGCAATTAGCAAAGCCTTTTCCCATTGGATACCCGTTAGTCGATCCAATTATTCGCGTTTTTTTAAAAGCAGGTTATGACGGTGATAATATTCAATTATTGGCGGGTGAATTACTTTCTGGAATAAATACAAAAGAAGGTCCGGATTGGATAACAACGCTTGAGGTTTGGTCAGGAATTAATGCGACAACAAAAGGAATCGCAAACTTCAGTTTTGGTGATCCTACAAAAGCAAAAGTGATCGCAGATCGTTTGCTTAGTGTTTTAAAAATTGATGTTAGATATACAGATGAAGCGGATGATCTTCTTAGTAATTTAAAAGTTACCGATTACACATCTTCAGGCTTATCATTCCGTGAAACAGCTTTATTTTTACGCCGTTTTGGACTTTCATTCACTGTTGAAGAAGACGGTCAGGGATTGATTTATGTTGATGATCGCCCTCGAAATCCAGAAGCGGGTCAAAATTCGCAAAATACATTTTCACCGACTAATGGATTAATAGGGTCACCAGCTATCACAAGAACAGGGGTAGAGATTCGCGCGCTCTTACGACCTCAGATCAGATTGCTAGAACGCTTTTTTGTTGAATCTCAGACGATTACAGGCACTTTGGTTGGAAACATAGTAGCTGATTATCATGTGGTCAGTATTAAGCACACAGGCGACACCAGAGGCGAGGATTGGTACACCGAGATCGAAGGTGCTTATTCTAATCTGATAGAAGGTGATTATTCATGAGTGGTCATGCCGTTTTACTTAAATTAATAAATCAAGCAATCGATGAATCAAATTCATCTTTCCGCGTAAGTATGCCTGGCAGAATTGAAAAATATGATCCAGATACAATGTTGGCAAATATTCAGCCATTACTTAAAATCAAGTTTTATGGACGTAGCAATAGCGAATTACTCCCGATCATTAACAATGTGCCTATCTGCCATTCAAGAACAGGATCATCCCTTATTCGGCTCCCTGTTGCGTTAGGTGATTTGGTTACATTAGTTTTTTCTGATCGATCTATTGAAAGCTGGGTTTCTGGTTCGGGCGGAGCAAAAGAACCAGAAGATACTAGAAAGCATCACATATCTGATGCAGTCGCATTTTTAGGCGGTTATCCAAAAGGCTTAAAACAAACCGCAAAAAATAAAGGTGCGCTAGAAATTGTAGTAAAATCAGGCACTAAGATCACAATAGGTAACGGAGAGGAAGAATTATTACAGCTTGCTCACGATGCTTTTACCAGTTTAAAGACTTTGACCGAGGAATTATCGCAAACATTAGCCGATATTCAGCTGATCACAGTCACAGGAAACCAGGGTTCACCAACAAGCGTACCAATAAACGCCAGCTCTTTTGCTACAATTAAAACCAGTGTTGATGCAATCACCTCAGAAGTGCAAACTACCTTAACCGATTTAGAAAAAATCAAGGTGTAACATGGACTTAAAGCTAGCAAATGATCTCGAATTAGAAAACGGTGATTTATTGATCGTTCAAAACGCAAGCGCAACCGCACAGCGAATTCGTCATCGTTTGCTTACTTTTCGAGGTGAGTGGTTTTTAGATCTATTGTTCGGCCCCACTTATCGAGAAGATATATTAATAAAAAATCCGAGGCTTGATGTGATAACGGCCATAATAAAATCAGAAATTTTGAAAAGCGCTTATGCTGGAATTTTTGATGATTTTTCAGCAACATTAAGCAGAGATCGAAAGTTAAGCATAAGTTATACTTTGAATTTAGAAGGTGAAACAATAACAGAGGTGATCGCATTATGAGTTTCGGATTAACTAATTTAGGATTTACACCTAAACGAATTTCAGACGTGACAACCGAGCTTGATGCGGCTTTTAGATCTGCATTTGGTGCTGGTATAAAGACTTCTCCCGATACTTCATTTGGTAAAATTATTAGTGTCCTGGCTGATCGTGAAGTTTCATTATGGGAATTATTGGAAGCTGTTTATAACTCACAATATCCAAATACTGCCAGCGGCGTTTCACTTGCGCGAGTAGGTGAAATAACCGCTGTTTCTCCAAATGCTGCAGCAAAATCAACTAGCATTTTATATGTTGGTGGAACTAATACAACTTTAATTCCTAAAGATTCATTGGTGGCTGTTATTGATGCTGGCGATCAATTTAAAACGCTTACAGATATAAACATAAATGGTAGCCAAAAATCCGTAATTTCATTAACTCGATCGGGCGCGGTTGTTTCTGCGGAAATTACAGCACATGGTTTAATTTTAGGACAAAGATTCTGGATTGATGATGCGGTTGAAACTGAATATAACGGTATTCATCAAGTAACAAATATAACCGATGCTGATAATTTTGATTATACAATCAGTGGAACACCTTCATCACCCGCAACAGGTACAATCACAATGCTACCCGCCACCGCTGTAAATGTTAAAGCGATTGAAAGCGGATCGATACAAGCATTGGCAAATACATTAACCCAAATTGTTACTTCGGTTCCCGGGTGGACTCGCGCAGAAAATGACACAGACGCAACAAAAGGTAGAGAAGCCGAGACAGATGCAGAGTTTAGGATTAGCAGGGTTTCAGCTTTATTAGGTTTAGGGGCTGCGACACTTGATGCGATTCGTGGCGCGGTTTTATCAGTTGATGGTGTTAGAACTGTAAAAGTATTTGAAAATGTTGAGGCGGTTGAAGATCCAGCAAGCGGTAGATCTCCACATTCTATAGAGGTTTTAGCGTTAGGCGGTATTGATCAAGATATTTTGCAAACAATTTTTGATAAAAAATCAGGCGGTATTGAAAGTTTTGGAACAACTTCAGGATCGGTTATTGATTCACAAGGCGATTCACACGCAATTAGTTTCTCACGTCCTGCTTCAGTAACAATATGGATAGAAATTGACTTAACAACAAATACAGATTTTCCAGGCGTATCAGAAGTTGAAGATCGAATTTTAGCTTTTGGTGATGCGCTTGATATAGGTAAAGATGTTATTGTTTACCCTTCTTTGATCGGTTCCTTTGATGATGTTCCGGGAATAGCCGATGTTGCAATAAGAATAGGCACAGCGATCAATCCTACATTGGATGATAATATTATTATTAATGAAACTGAATTGGCTGATTTTGATAGCGCACGTTTAACAGTGATTACATTATGACAATAGAACAAATAAACGATCACGCAGAAAAAGCGAAAGAAAGATTGCCTAGATTTTTAGATGGTGCAACTAACTTTAATGCCTTGATTGATATTTTTAGTTCAAGAACCCAGGATCTTGAAAATGAATTATTTAATTTATTAGATCAACGAAATTTATCAGATGCAGTAGGTGTGCAGCTTGACGGATTAGGACAAATATTAAATTTAGATCGTGAAGTTGGTCAAAGTGATGAAGATTATAGACAGGCGATAATTGGTGAAACTGGACAGCTTGCTTTAAGCGGTCAAATAGAATCGTTAATAAATGTTTTTAATGCACTAACAAGCGCGGTGAGTTCAGACGTTGTTGAATTTTTTCCCGCTTCAGTTTTATTAACAGCATTTTATGATGGTGATCTGGTAGATCCTGATATTGATCAAAGTATCATTGATGCAATGGACAAAGTAAGGGCAGCGGGTGTAAATCTTGATCTTCGTCATACAGAAGAAACAAATTTTTTTGAGTTGTCTGATATATCAGAAATCGACGGTAGCGGTAATGGTCCAACAAGTTCAAGTCATGGTTTAGGTGATGAAACATTAACAGAGGGCGGCGGTCTTTCACGCTTAATAGGATAAAATATTATGAGT